AGCCTCAATTTAAGGTATTGAGTAAACCGCATGACATAATTTTAAACTATTACTGACCTGTATTCAATAGTTGCGGACTATTAATCAAAGACTCACGCTCAAGGGCGTCCTGCCCATCAGCGATAATATCTCTTTGGTTCATAACTAACTGAACCTCATCATTTGTTATCGGCATTCCCAGCTTGACCTTTTCAGCAATCCCTTTAATTAGAATATCTAGCGATTTCACGTTATTCTGGTGTGTTATTACTTTTTTGTTATGAGTGTCTGCCTCAGTATTTTCAATGTCAGCCATTAGTTTTTGGGTTGACATTTGGATATTTTCTAGCATGGCTATTTGATTAGGGTCAGGCTGTTTATCTTGATTTAATCCTAACTCTTCAATTTCACCCTCAGTGGGTTCTACTATACCTTTTCCGATCATTTGCTTCCTAATCCGCTTGGTTAACTCTTCATTGTTGTTAATGTCCATATTTTGAGTGATTAGATCTAAAGCAAGCTCTTGGATGACAGGGGAGTTTGCGGCTAGATCAATTAACTGCGCCGCTGATTCTGTTCGCTTAGTTAAGAAAGATGGTCCAGAGTCAGTTACTACATCATATTTTCCAATCGTTAAATCGTTGACAATGACATCTTCCCCTGTCTGCTCGTCTGTAACCTTTTGGTTAACGTTGATCTCTACTAGCTCGCTAGTCCCGTCAATATTTAATATTCTTATCTGTCTTTGTGTATCGTATATTCTAGGAATTAAATCAACTAATATCTCCCCTGTATACTGGATAGACTTTTGCATATTGTCACTATAAATAAACGAGCCTCTGTCGCCTTTTTCAGATTGGGATTGTACGGATTTCTCACTTAACAACTGCGGTGCGTTACCTAGCGCCGGGGCGTATATTCCCGTAGTAGCTTCAATATCTGAGCCCGCTTGACTTATCATCGCTAAAGATGCTTGCTGCAGGGATGGGGCGCCCGTTCTTGCTGGTGGGCCTGGTTGTTTAGGGTCTGGGTTGAAAAACATAAACGGCTGGTTTTTCTTGTTGAATGACTTAAATTGAGGCTCCAGCCCGGCAGCCATTTCTTTTGTTAACCAGTACGGGTCTTTAGGTGTCAGTGAGCTAGTTTCTACTGACTGACTTGTTTCGTAGTTGTATATTTTTTGAGGGTCTTTAGCGTCTCGAACCATGCCTTTAACGTATGTTTTCCCCTCTATATGGTGTATTTTTCCAAAACAAGGGATTAAAGGAATGTACTTGCCAGCCCAAGGTTTGGCGTCTTCAAGGATTTCGTTGCCGTTCATTTTGTAAACAACAACTTTGTGCGATTTAACCTTGCGTTTTTTTAATACTGTTATTCCTTCAGCTTTAAGCTCATCTAAAACACTTCCATCTTCTGTTAAATCAATCACCCTATGATCAGAAAGTAGCGCGATTTCTTTTGTTACCAGTATTTTTTTCCAATACTCTGCGACTCTAACGGATTCATTAGAAAACCAATCCCTGCACGTCGAATTACTTAAGTTGCTTTGTGAAAAATCAGATGCTTGGGCATTAGGCCACTTCTCCTTAAATTCGCTTATGGACATATCTGTAATGACAAAAGCCCATGGAGCATCTCGCTTGTCGTACTCTGCAGATGGTCCAAAGTATAAAGAGCTTGCTGCCGAATTAATTGGGGATATTTTAATATCTTGCTCGAATATGTCATCATCATTAAACTCTGTTAAGACTCTCCAGCCACCAAAACCGCCTGTAACCTCTTCATCAAAAGCCGCATCATAAGAATTTGTCGCTTTTGATAGTGACTCTATGTTCCTGATAAGACCGTTAAACACTTTTGCTATTTTCTCATCAGCCCCATTGGATACAGGTCTGACTTTGATAGATGTTCTGTTTTGCCTTTGGTCTCCAACTACCTGCGCGATAGCGGGCGCCACTTTATTAACGGAGAATCTTGGCCTATTTGCGCGTTTCTCGCTCGCATCATCATCCCACTGAGCGCCGTCAACGTGAGCAAACCTCATATCACTAATTGCTTTCTTGCGCTCTTCTCTATCTTCAACGGACTCAAAGTTCTTGATTGCTTCCGCGTGTATGTCTATTTTTTCTTCCATCATTAAAACTCGCTATCAAATATTATTTCTTTGTATTCAGATGTAGGAGAGGGTAACTCTTCGCCCATCGCCAGACAATCTGCCATTCCGGGTGAATCAATGCCTAGCTTTGACTTCATTACTGGCTTAGACATTAATTGTATTTTTCCTGCTCCATTAGGGATTGTTGGCATTCTACACACTTCCGTTCTTACTTTGTTTATTAACTTTATCTTTGACGAGATGCTAATTATTGAATCTGGATCTTGATACTGCCCTTTAACAACCCATAAATAAGTATTATAAAAACGTTGTGCTAACTTCATGTACATTTGCGCTCTTTTGTTAGAAAATGTATCGCCATTAGTCTTTGGCATATCTTTGGTGCCTAGAGATTTAAGTCCGCCGTAAGGATAGTCCTTATCTTCAACCTTCCCCGACCCGTGATAAGCTCTAAGCTCGCACTTAATACCATTAAATGAGCTGGCTATCTGTCTTCTAAGTAGCGCGCCCATACCGTCTGCATCCCAAACAAATAGATCGGAGTTAGCCTTTATTGCTATTTCGGTTGCCAAATCACACCCTTCATTGCCATCCGAGGCCTCGACCTCTCCAATATCTGAATATAATATCCCTCTCCTTGTTGCGTAAGCCTTGGAGTCTTTCCCTGTATCACCTGGGTCATGCGTCGTTATAGTAGCGCCAAGAGGTTTAATGCCAAGTTTAATATGCGAATCAATTGCAGCATCAAACCATGATTTTTTAATTATCGCTCTTTCTACTTGTTCGTCATACTCGCCACCCCAGATATGATCATATTCTTCTTCAGTTAAGTTTTCTTTATCATCCAGCCTTTCTAGCTCTAACTCTGGCGGAAACCATGGATTGTCCTGATAATTCATCTGGACGATCATAACTAAATCATCTTCATACCTGCCACGCCTAGCAAGCTCATCTTCTGCTCTAGCTAAATACTTCTTAGCAATTGCATCGTCTCTGGAGCTTCTATTCATCGAGATCCAAAATTCTGGCGGCTCTTCATTTCCTTGCTCTGTATCTAAAGCGGTTGATCTAATTGAAGGCGTAAGAACCTTTAAGCTATTAGACGATACGCTTTCTCCCTCTTCTATTCTTAGTTTTTTAACTCCAGCCAAAGACTTTAAGCTTGTGACGTTTCTAGCCAGCCCTTTGTAAAATATCTCGCCGCCTGAATGCGTTTCTATACATGATGTTCTAACATTAAAACCCTGTATATTTAATCTGTCTATTTCTATTTTAAGATTCTCGTGTATCGAGTCATCAATAGAATTCTGAAACTCTCTTGTCGCGCATATCCTTTGCCCTTGATCGGCATACACCAACATAGCGTCGTCCATTCCTATGCTCTTGCCGCTTCCTCTACCGCCTACCGCTATCTTAACCCGTTTAGGTTTCGACATTAACCAAGCTATCCCCTCCGTTATTTGTACGGGAATATCAGCCATTCTTAGTTGTTACAGGCTGAATGATAAAGTTATTAGATATCGGTTTATCGTCAGTAGTGATATCAGTTTTGTCTTTTAAGCCTAAATCTCTCGCTATAATATTTGGATTCATAAGGCCCGCCGTGGCTCCCGCGAATTTCTGCTCGTATATTATTTGCTTGATTGCCTTTACGATCTGGGAATAATCTTTTCCTTCTTTAGTGTCTAAATTTAAATCAGATTCGAATCCTGCCAAATATTCTGCATGGACACCAAGAAATAAACACAGGCCTCCTATGGTCATAGGTCTCATTAATGACTCATTATCTTTGCTTATCTCTCCCTGGTAAACAATACCTTTTAATAATGGGTTATCATCTACCCATTCAAAGTATTCACAAGCCGCTTCCCATAAAATTTCTGGAGTTGAGAATATCTTATTTCTCCCGTGCTTGCTTCTCACCATCCAGAATTTATTACCTTTAGGCGCGGACATTAGTTGGCCTGCCTTGCTTCATTATGCTAATACCGTAAATCGTTGAAAGTCCGTCTGTCTAATGTCAGTAGGTGAAAAGTTTAATTTCGCTTTAAATCGCCATTGACCTATATAATCTAAATCAGTTTCTTTGGTTATGTATTCTACATACTCATTAGCGTTTAGAGTTACCCCATTTACTGTTACATCTGCAGCGGGAATAGTGACTCCAGAAGTTATTTCTTTCTTCTCTCCCAATTTAGGTTCTAGTATTAGCGTTGGAGTTGCTAAGCTTATATCTTCATTAAGATTTATTCGAATCGGCTGTCCGATTTCTTTAAAATTAAGACTACCCATTTATAAACTTCCTGATCCGGTTAAACTGCTCGATGCTGAACTATTGCTTATCATACCACTTCCAGTTGATTGGTTTCCATTTATACCGTTACCGGTTGATTGACTGCCAAATAATCCTGCTGATATTGGTGGCTCTTGGACTATTGGCGGAACAAAAGCACCTTCTCGCCATACACCGCCAGCCCATACAGTTTGATCCCAAACTCCAACCTGCCAAACGCCCGCAACTGATAAGCTCACTAGACATCAAACGGGGTAGTTCCGCCGTTCCCAGTTATCGTTACATCATTAATCGATTGAATATTTGAATCAACCTGATTAGCTACTGTAAATAAGAATCTATCAGTCACCACCTTAATTGCATCCGCCACTGTATCAACTGTTGCTAGTGCCGCAGCCGTTGCTAGTGCCGCATCGCTTATAGCTGTATCGCATTCTGCATTTACTTGGGCTGCGCTAATGTTATTCAAGGCCGCAATTAATGCCGGAATAGTTGTTCCAGTATCAACCAATGTAGCGTCAATGGTTGATTGCGTTGCCGTCAATAAATTGACACCTGACACGCCAGTAATAATATCTAAATCATTTTGAGCTGTTGTTAATGCCGTGGCTAGAGCCGCACTGTCCGTCCCTCTCATTGCTGTTGTTGGGATGGCACCTAATAACAAATCTAGCCTACCGCCGTCAACCCAATCTGTTTGTAGCTCACCCGTATCTGCCAGTATGTCATCAAGGTGCTCGTCAACACTTCCCGCTGTAGGAGCTCCAGAAGTGGGCGCAAGTTTCATAGCATCCCTAACATTTTGTTGGGTTAATCCTGAGCCTGCCACGCCTACATCGTCAACTGTTTTAGTTGTAACGGAATCTGAATTGTCATAGAAAGTATCAAAGTTATTAGAAATCCTTCCACCCGTCGTTTCTGCGATAGTCGTATTTAAGAATCCTTGAATATAAGAATCCACAATTCCGCCCGCAGTAATTACCATCGAGCTAAAGTTAGTTGGGAACGATTGGGATAATGTATATCCTGTTTTTCCGACATTCCAATCCCCTTTGCCATCTAGCGCGCTTGCTGTTATTCCTGTGCCTGTTATCCAGTTTGTTGGGATTGATGGCAGGTTAGTTAGGTCTGTAGTGGTTTCTACTAATGTCACGTTAGCCACCGGGTCAGAGGTTGGATCAAAGTAGTTCGCCGCCACTAACGTTCGAGCGTTAAGCTCTGCCACGGTGGGGACATCTGCTACATCCGCTGATACGCTAGCACCCGATGGCGCGCCTAGTCTAGCGTAGCTGTCGCCCGTTTGCTGATCGAATCTATTCTCTATTGAAAACGACCCTATAAAAGCGTTAATAGTTCCAGCGTCAACCGTAGTTCCCTCTATTCTTACAATGTAATCAGAGCCTATCGAATAATCTGCGTGAGCACTTGTGTCAATGGTGATTAAATGATTACCTGTAATAGAATCAAAATCAATTGCTATGGTTGCGCCATCTGTTGCAATCTGAGTTAAGCCGCCATCTTTGTGAACTTTTATATCGGCATCGACTAAGTTGGTAATTGTTACCGATGCTTGTGGATCATTACTTGAGAAAGTGTTGAACGGTATGTAAACCGTTGCATCTTCTGCGAAGTCGCCCAAATATTGCATTATGCTATTACTCCTGAAAGGCTGCCGCCAAGACAGCCCATTAATGGATTTGATTTACCTGTTGCGCCACCACCGCCGCCTATTGTATAAACGACAACTAGTTCCGGTCTTTGCCCATCCGTGCCGCTTGATGATGTAAATAATTTAAATGTGGAATCGTCCCCTCCACTATTTCTTTCTAAATGAAACCCCTCATCGCTTGATATTGTACCGTCAATAATATCTTGAACCAAATCAGGACAGTCAAGCCCATAATAGATGCTATTTGTTGTGCCGATAGATGTCGTTGATTCTGGCGTATTTATCCTATCTGTCCCAGCCCCTTCTGCGCCGCCCGTATTCCAGCTAGTTGTGCCGTCGTAGGTATTCCACGTTGCACCGCTATCTGTCCAAGCTTGAAGCATCCTGCGCAAGTCAACCGAATAGCTAGCGTTATTCGCTGTCTGATAGACATATAAAGTAGCTGACGAAACGGTCGCACCTGATGGAATATTACTTAAACCATCACCCCTAATGATCGTGTGATTATGGTCGCCTGCACCGAACTTAGTTACCTCAATCCCATCGCTACGGTAGCCGCTGTTAAAATTGTTTGTTGGCTCGGACTGAACAAGCATAGTATCAGCAAGACCAGTATACTGATTATCAGCCGTTGCGTTTTGTACCGTTGTATTTTCGGTTATAACATCAGTTGGCATAGTAAAACTCTCTTACAAAAGGGATCATTTTTAACGGGTTTAAATCAACCGACGGACATTTGACCTCTCTATCATCGGAGCTAACTTTACTCCAATCTTTGATCCTTGAATCTTGCTGCTTGTCTACTGCTATAAAATCAACATGGCACATGCTAGCTAAAGCGCCAAGCGTGAAAAAAGAATACATAAATGTTGCATAGTCTACCCGACCCCTTTTGCACCACGATTCCCAAACAGATTGAGGGTGTCTTATCGGTGATAAAATATCTCTGCCTTGGATGTCGGTCACTACCTGGGATAACTCTGTATATGTGTGAACAATATGACTCTTATCTACACCAAGTCTTTCAGCCAGAAATCTGCTGCCTGAATGTTGAACTGATACAATTACTTTACTCATTTGTTACCTTATCGTATTCAGCGTCGATATCTTTACCCAATACCCTATCAGTGTCGGCGTATCCTGTCGGCTTGCGGTCTTTATACACTAACGCTTCCAACGGGATAGCAAAATCCCTTCCATGAGGTACAAATGTTTTGTTTTGAAACCGCTTCTTGCACGTCACTGGCTAAAACAAGTATTCATCTCATCGTCTGTAATAGCCCGTAATCCGCCTATGCCGTCTAAATATTCTTGTATCGTTTGCTTGTTGTCGTACCCCTGCTCAAGGCTTTCTACCACATCAAGAGGGATAACAAAGCACATAGCACCCACCTTGATGAAGATTGTACGGCTTTGTATAAAATATGTTATTTCTTGAAATATTTTATTGTAAAAATAGCCACTATCATTTTTGAATTTAACTACCGAAGGTTTGTAAACGTAACCCTCAAATCCGTTGCGTTGCACTTGTATCCACTTTCCAGAAACAGATACCTGTCTGAGAGATTCGCCTTGCTTCGCTTTAAATACAGTCGATGAAGAGCTTGTTGGGGCAGAGCGAACTTTTAAATCGTCTTTTAAAGTCGTCCGAGGCATCCAAAACTCGGCGGCACTTGCTTGCATTATCCCAGTGGCGATAAGAAACATCATGCCCGTAAAAAATAAAGTGTACCTTGCTATTCTTTTCATTATCTATCCTTCCCGCTTTCAATGTTGTGTGCTGTAATATCTTTGCAAATCGTTGCGATCCGCGCTTTTAGCTGATTAGACCTTTGTGAGAATTTATCTATTACACTATCTGGCGTTTTTTCTATTTCTTCATTAGTGTAATTTATATGTGATGCAGGAATGGCTCTACACCCCAAATCAACATGGACAATTTCTAAGGTGCTACAACTGCTTAAATTTATCGCGCTTAGACAGATTAGCAGTATTGTTATTAGCTTCTTCAATTTTAACAGCCTCCTCTATTGTGTTTTTCTTGATAGCTTCGTCTTGACCTTCTCGAATGTCTTCTCTGGCATCCTTAACCTTAATTTCGCGCTTTTGTTTTTTAATAACTTTGCGTTGATAGCCAACAATTGCTAGTAGTACAGCGCCAGCAATAGCCGCCCAAGCCCACAATTTAGCGCCGATAAGCTTTAGCATTACTCTATACCTACGCTTGTTTTGAGTCGCAAGTTTTTAGCCCAAAAGCCAAAAGCCGCCATCAGTACCGGATAAATTTCTGGGGGTATCAAATCTCTAGTTGTGGGCAATATGATTAGTACAAAGCCAACTATTCCAGATAGTTTCTGGTAATAAGACAATCTAACCGTTCTGGATCCTTTAAATCGTCGGTATTCTTTCTTTATCCAGTTAATCATGTTATCTCCAGTGTTTCTCGATCATCAAATAAATTCAAAAGCTTTCTGAGCGTGTTTTTGCTATTAGCTACATCTGGTATTTTGTCTTTATCTAGCCATCTAATTGAATCGCCAACCAAAATACAGCCAAGTATTTGTCTAGTGAAATTTCCTGCATGTATTTCGATATAAGTCCTATTTGGTACGTTTTCCAACAAAATCACATTACCTTTGCTTGGGCTGTCGTACTTCTTAACTTTATATTGGCCGTCTGGAATGCACGAAATGTTGCTTTGATTGTTTAAATCTGGCAATTCTAACGTAAAACATTGAAAATCGTAATATCTTAATCGCCCTATTACGCAGTCGTCATGATACCATCGGTTGATTTCTATCATTGCTCTACATGTGCCCCATTAAAATAATCGTTAGCTAAATGAGCGCCGTAAGCGGACAGCATTCCAATTAAAATTACGCCAATTACCCATTTAATCGGCTTTGCTATTTGCGTGACTTTTGTATTTGCTGCCACAACTTCCGCTAGAGTGGTTATTGTTTCACCTTGATTTGTCAGCCTCTTTTCGTTTTCTACATGCCTGTAATCGTTATGTATTTGGTATTCTGTTAGTTTAGTTATTGCCTCAGATATTTTTGTTGTCGATTCCGAGTTTGTTTTCATGTAAAGATCGAACTCTGGCCTTAAAACTGGATCGGCGCTCATGATACACCCCCCAAACGAATCCCACGGCTAACATTAAACAACTTGTCGATATTAGAAGTATTAATATATCCGTATTTTCTACGATAATTTGCCACATATTTGGTTAATCCTGCCAAATAAACTAATTCTAAAAACATGATTGCACCTACAAAAACAGTGTAATAAGAGTAAAAATCAAAAATGTTGATAACGTATTGAGATATTGTTAATACATTATAGCCGATATTGACTAAAATTAACAAAGTGATTGCGATGTGCGCTTGAATTTGCGTCATTAGGTAAATCGTTAGGGTTTGTACGGCTATATAAGCCAATAGAATTAGCTCGTCTTGTAAAAAACTGGTTAGTTGGATACCTAAAATATAAAGCGTTTCGTGCGCTACAAACTCAAACAGGACTAGATATGAAATAGCCCTGTATTGTGGGGTTGAATTAATTGCGAGTAAATAAGCTATTAAAATGCAGAAGTACGAGAACACTAGCCGCCATCTTCATCTGGATCGGGTGGATCGCCTGGTTTGTTTCCGCCTTTAGTATAATTCATTATGCTGCCTTTAATGTTTTAGTGTTGTTAAACTCTGTCAATACAATGCCGTGCAGTCTAGCAATATAGACCGCTTGATTTACGCTACCGACTCCACTAAGGACGATATAGTTTCCTCGGTAGATCCGCCAACGCCGTGAATTTGGCATTGATAAGGTAAACACTGTAATCGACTCATTTTTACAACTCTGGATTAAAAGATGGTTGATTATACCTTAGATACAAAAAACCTCCAATCTGATTAGAGAAGGGAGGTTTACATGTAGGCAAGCAGCCTTTTACGAACTCACTCTTTATTGAACCCTTCCACACTTCTTAACTCTCTGTCTTTCGTCCTTGCGTCCTGCCAATGAATAGCTTCCTCTATTTTTGTTATTGTGATGCTGTTTTCTCGACAAGGGAAAGCTTTGTTCAGGCTTTTAAATAATTCTTTACAGAAAAACAATAAATCGGCCGCTTGCAATCCGTTTACGCCAACTTCTTTGATTGGTCCGTCTTGAAATGTAAACGAAAGTTTGTTTTCGGTTACTCCAAAATATGGATTTTCTCCATTTTTATCTCTTTGGTTTGAATTTAAATACAGTTGGTTAGATGCTTCTAATAGATGTTTCATTTGAATACCTCTTCGGGTTGTGTCATTTTGACCATTACATTATAGCGTTTTGCTTGTCGGTTGGCAATTATCGCCGCTTTTTCGTGGTCTTTGCCTTTCTTATTTTACCGGCTAAATTTTTAGGCGGGTTTTTGATAGAGCCGTTTTCTATTTGTGAAATGGTAGAAGGCGATCGCATGCCAGCTCTAGCAATCTGCTTTGTTGTAGCGCCCGCTTTACGTCTCGCGGATATTGCTTTTCTAGTAGCACCTCCGGTTTTTTTGCCGGCTACGCCTTTTTTTGGTGCTTTTGCTTTTCGTGGATGTTTCATAGTCTCACTCTTTTTTGGTTAAAAATAGTTTGCTTATTATGAACTGTTTTCTAGAAGAGATCAATTTGATCATCTATACCACAAAATCCGTTACACTCCCCGCACCCTTCCGGCCATTTACCTTTCAAGCCTTCGATTGTTTCTATCTCTGGGAAGTCGGGGTTTTTTTCTAGAAACAGCCTGTTATATTTCTTGTCGGTTGTCCTTCCTTTGCGTTGGTCTTTTGATATTGTTACTGGCTTTCCTTTTTCTTTGCTTAACCTGCGCTCAATCTCTGCCATGTATTCGTATTTTTTAGGATAAATAAGTTTTATTTTTTGCCAGTAACCTATTCCACCTTGCACGCACCCTCCAACATGTGAACATGGATCGCCTATGCAGTTATTGTTATCAAAATGATCGTAGGTCGCCGGTCTTTCTATGCCGTAAGATTTGATTATTTTGAATAATTCGTCTCTGTCGATTTTGTTTTGGATTAACGGAAATTTTGGGTTAGTCTCTGGATGATTCTTTATCATTCCCTTCGCCCTGATTATTTCCCTTTTCCTGTAATCAAACCCGAATATCTGCGCGTAGTCGGTTTCAAGCTTTTCAACCTGCTTAACCCTGACCTCTTTTTTCATAACCGTTGAGCAGGGTGCACCGTTGGCAAAATTCAAACCTTTGTACTTATCCCAAACAGACTCGACACTATCAAACCTATCTGACGCATAAGTAGACACGCTGACCCCGAAATTATTCTCAAAATCATCAATAAACCTATATGTGTCGGGATGCTCTCTTTTTGTATCGCAAAATGCTAAGTGTACGTTTGAGTATTTTTCAAGCGCGTAAACACAAGCGACCATCGAAGCTACGCCGCCACTTACCCAGCCAATTACCCGTGAATCTGGCGCTGTATCGTTATACCAATTAATCCCTTCTTTTAATATGCCAGCGTAATTTATCATTATTTATACTCATTTAGGATTGTTTAAGCAATTTTAACCTTTCCTTACAATCTCATCAGCAAACATTTGCGCTTGGCCAACATCCCAACAAATAAAGTACTGCCCTTTCCATGAGTTTGTGAATTTAACTTGATTCTTGTTTAACTTCTTATTTGGCATTTTAACTTCTACCAAGTAATTGTGCTTGTTATAGCCTAGCAATAGGTCTAGCGGGGTGTCAAGACGATGAACCTTTATTCCTCGACTCTCAAATGCTGCTATTATTTCAGGCTCGTTTTGGTCTCTGCGAGCATTAAACCTATTGATGCTCATGCTCTATCCATTATTATTTGATATTCTTCTTCTGTCATTGGCTTTTCGTTATTATTAAATTCATATTCTCTGACGATCATCTCAAAAACCTCCTTCTCAGTTCCGTAATCCTTTAAAAATTTCTTTTTTGACGTGTGAACGCCGCGCTCGCCTTGATGATGTTTGTAGCATAGCGGAATTACATACCACTCTCCCGGCTTGATAACGCCTTTCAGCTTCATCTTAGAGCCTTTGATATGGTGTATTAACGGTTCACAACTGCAAATAAAACAACCCTCATTCCTCAGCCAGTCATGCCACTCTCTTTGTTTCTTATTTGGGTTTTGATTCATTGCTTATCCTTTAAATATTTATATGAAGGGGGGCTAATAACGAACCTACAGTTTCGCTCTGCCTAACGGTTACTAATATAATAACTCCACCACATATAACTACTCACTCAAAAGCTCAAGGTTTAATATCTTTTTATTTATTTCAGCCCTTTCGTTTTTTAATGATTCTAAATCAGCACAATCATTCTTTGCTTTTTCTATTGCTAATAAGCCCTTTGTCGACTTGTGAAGATAAATCGTTGCCGTATCATCGTCACCAATTGCTATATCAAGAGCCATCATACCTTGCCCCCATAACGTTTTTAATGGAGCTTCCACCGGGGCTTCCCTAGATAGCAATTCTGACAATA